GTACTTTCTGGCTTGAGTATTAATTTCACTAGCTGCTCTGGCTTTACCTGCGCCAAGGTGTCCTGCATGACGAAGAGTTTTTCCCGCAAATCGTATAGGAGATTCATATCCCAACTTCCTTTTGGAATAGTCATCTTCAGTTCCACCAAAGAACCAACTGGCAGTAAGAGCGTGGTAGTCATGGATATCTATATCTATAAGAGCTTGTTCATCATCAGCGTATAGGAATACAGCGCGCGCTTCGGCTTGACTAGAATCCGCTTGTATGAATACGTAACCATCATCCGCTTCATACATTGAACGAACATCAGCACCTACATCACCATGTTTAGTTATAGTTTGGAATGCTGTTCCGAAAGACTTATGCTTAAGTTTGTTGTACTCATCTCGATACTCAATACTTGGTCTAATTGGAGGGTCTTGTTGACCTGTACTAGTCCTTCCAGTGTCGGTGCATAAAAAGTAAGTAGTTCGCATACGTCCATCATAATCCGGTATTGCTGTGATATAGCTTCCAATTGTTTTCTTAATTCGTCGCTGGAGGAGAATGTTATCGATAATCTGTGCGTGTTCATCATTCACCTTATTAGATTTGAGTAATTCAGTTAACTCTTCTTCTCCAGTTCCACTTCGGAATGGCAATTTGAGAGTTTCGTATAACAATTTAGAAACTTGCTTAGGTGAATTTGCATTAACGTAACTACCAACCATGTTGTATAAGTCGAATCGTTTCTGTTCGTACCATTCGACATAATTTTCAAGTAACTTTTCTCGAATGTTGTCATTTACCTTCATTCCGACTGATTCGATATGTAAGTACAGAGGATGAAGATGCATAATGAAATTTTCGTAGAAATCTCTCATGTCTATTTCATCTAAATCCTTATCCATTTCTTCATCAATTTCAACTGTTACCACCGCATCACGCGCATTGTAAATAAAAAGGTCGTCAATACTTTGTTTGCTAATGTCAAACTCACTTCCCTCGCTTTTGTAGTAGGGTTCTTCAGTGTAGATAGATGTACTAAAAGCGAGCGATTTGGGTAATTCCGGATTAATAGTAAATGCTTTGAGCATTGTGTCCGACGATAACCTATCGATAGGAAACCCAAGTTTAGAAATCTTATCTTCGTCATACTTGAAGTTTTGTCCTATCTTCTTAAATTGAGGATTTAACAAAAGACGTGATAAGATGAGCCAAATTTGAACTAAGTCAGAATCAGGAATTCGACTAATACCATTACAATTCCACAATGGAACTGACATACCCTCGTATCGATCGAATGCGATACCAATACAAACTGGTATGCATCCCATCGCTTCAATATCTATACCTAACCTCGTTTTTCCTTCGTTCGTTTTCCTTTCAATGAAGTCCGCCAATTCCCAAGAGTTACGACAGACACGTAATATTCTGTTTGGTCGGTTGATATCAGAAAATTGAGATTGAACTTTAGCTCTTGCGATGTCGAATGCAATGATTTGACGATGGTAGTAACCCTTGAATTCAGCACCGCTTCCTGTAGATAGTCCTCGTGGGTTATATGTTGGAACAAATTTATGTCCCATACCGAACAATATACTCCCGCGATAATCTCCCACATTTGACTTTCCGAATAATGCCCATAGAGATCCCGCTCCGATTGAGAGGATACAATTTGGCTTAACTTGGTTGATTTCATATTGTAATTCTTCTAATTGTTTTTGAAGGTCTATTCCAGCAATTTTAGCGCGCGTGGCGAATGGAATCTTCTTACCTTTAGGCGAATCGGGTACATGAAACTTACTAACCGAAGTTAACCAACAATCATTCTTCGATATTCCTTTATCTTTCAATAGTCTATCTAGATCGTAATCGGCCGATAGGACATGACCTGATTGAACATCTCGGATCGTTGGAGATTCAGTCAATATCATTAACTTGACTGGACCTATCGGACCTTGACCGCGCACATATATTTGAGATAATTCATTCATAGAATTTAGCCATTACAGAATCCATTTAATGGACTGACTGTATTACGGATTTTCTTGGTCCAAGCTAATGCTTGTTCCTGATTACCTCCCATGTTGAAGAGGTAGTAAGCCGTTTCCTCATAGTCTACCAGGTCTGCGATAGGCCAACCATGGTGACCTGTACCTAATCGGAGTGCAAAATCACCTAATGAATTGATTGAATCTTGCGCGTCATTATTCCATGCTTGACCTTGAAACATAAGTCCCTGCACTTTACACTCATCGACCATGAAATGCCATACTTTGGCATTAATTCCTGAATCTCCTTCGGGTAATCCCCAATCGGCATAATCGACATATGGTGCGCCTTGATAGGGCGGATTGTGCCAATAAATCACACTATTCGGATACTTCTCTTTAACCAAGTAGAATCGATTATCGCTATCCATTGCTGGTTTTTTAAGCGGCGTAGGATCTTCCCATTTACCTAGAGCGATAGGAACCAATGATGGATCAGCCTTACAATTAACTGTAGTATCTTGATCTCCCATCGTGTAACCGACAGGAATGATTTCATCTTTCAGTAATTCAGTTAGATAGGTATTAATCAATGAATCATCCCAATGAGGATAGAAGTCTCTATAGATGGTAGAATGATTGGTTAGATTCATTGGAAGATGCGTAAATCCCATTCCTCTATATGCATCTCTGATTCGTTTACGCGTTGATTCATCGTATGCGACATAACCTGGTGTCCAGAATACGCCATTAGGACCATATGGTAAATCCCATCCAAGATATGGAGTTAGATTACCTTTCCAAGTACGAATCGCGTCAATTGGTGGTATAACGACTTTATCTAGATATTCTACATTGAATGATTCCCATGGACCTACATTGATTCGTGTTGCATTTAAGTGCGAATCGCCACCTAATTCCGCGCAAACTATATTCACTCCATTGATCGTTTTAAATGAAGCTTGTTCACCAGAATCATTGAAATAGAATTGTTCCCATGCCCATGCTTCCATACGATTCGTTGAAATTCCTTGACCACCACCTAATTCTGCTGTCCAATAATATCCATTGCATGTTTTGATTGTTATGTATCCATTGATATATTCTAATTCGAATGTTTCCCATGGACCGATTTCATCTCGATTCGCATAAAGAGGTTTAGTTCCTATATCTGAATAGACTAGTCCACCACCTTGTTCCGCTGAAATATATTTACCATTGTTAGCTCTAATTGCTATTTTCATTTCTATTCTCCTGATTCTTAAAATCCTCACCATCAACAACTTCAATTTTATAGGCGCGGACACCGTAGTCTTTATATCGTTGAGTGAAAAATTTCACTATCATCCCAATTTTCAAATCATTAAAATTCAATGTATTTTGTTGAAGCGCTGTCCAGTGAAAGTATATTTTAGTGAATTGATGCGATGGGCTGAGGATAAATCCCCAACCTTTTGGAGATAATTTAACAATCTTTCCAACAGTTTTTTCATTCTGGTGTGCTTGAAGTTCCATCGTCATATTCTTTCAATTTCATTTAGATGAATTCAGATGAATTGAAATAGGCGGAAGGCCCACTATTATACGGCTACTATGAGCTACGTTAGTGGGCCTTCCTATTCAACTAGTAGATGGGGGAGAGCACCTGCTAGTTGGGTTTTACATCAATATCATCATCTGTTGCATCCACTTCTTCTACCTCTTTATCATCGTCATCGTCATTTTCATTGATCTCGATATCGCCTCCTTCGATATCATCTTCAATCTCATCTTCAGATGGTTGAGTCATCATCTACTCCTATACAAAAAATAACGATGAAAAAGCGTGAAAAAAAAGATGCTAGTAGGATTCTCACAGGGTGGCTAGCCCTCCATCTTATTCGTGATGCCGGTCTGTCCTTATCTCGATGAAATCCTACTAACATCAAACTCTTCATTACACTGTTCCTGCTTCTGATGAGCGCGCCGTGACTTCAGGCTTAGGCGTCCTATACTTATGGTTTACACGATTGATTAGCCTACCTTGCCACGTATCGTTTTCGACGAATACGTCGATTTCCTTACCTGCAGCATTACCCAATTCGAATCGCTTGTGAGCTACAACTGTCGCACCAAATGCTGACAGGAATCCTACAGCGAATCCAATTGCCTTGCTGTTGAAATTCCAATCGACAGGAACACCAGCGAAGCGAGTATCACCGGTATCACCATTGAAAAGAATAGTTCCTTCAATGGGATAATTGGTGCTACCACCATCTTTCGACAGTGCTTCTCCTACCGATTCAATTCTCATACGATACCACGCGACTTCAACGACTTTACCGCGGAGGATATCGCGATCACCAAATTCGATTGTAGGCATGTTACCATCCTTCAGTTGTTGTTTTTTCGATAGTCGGTTTCGGTTGTTCTGTTGGTCGTTGTTTTCGTAGTTCGTCCATCGCTGGTTTTACATAGCGACCATAGAGTTGTTCACCACCAAAGATAATTTTCTTCGGTAATGGGATGGAAGTGCGCGCGAAATCATCTCCGGTATGTTCAGTTAATAGTGAATATGAGCCTTCACCTCCTGCTTCAAATCCTCTATCGATATTGAAGTGATATACTTCTTCACAATAGGCGGGAACTTTTGCTGCCGCTTTCTTAGCAGCAGTAACTATCTGACGTGAAATGTGTGTAGTGTTATTCGCTGTGTTACGATATTCAGCTTGAATCACATGGGCAATGAGGATTACATGAACGCCATGATATTCATGAATATCTTTCAGCATACTAATCATATCGAGTAGTGCTGCTGATTCCGCGTTATAGTCCTCTAACTCATTGACCTCGATTCCAGCGACTAATTTACCTGCGACGGCGCCACTTTTGCGAGTGGAACCTGATTTAAATTTTTTGGCTTGGCCCATCACACTATCACCGAGTGACGTAATTGAATCGGCGATAATGGTCTTATAATTGCATGTTGTCTGTAGCTGTTTCAATTTTCTATCAGCATTGGTCCAATCATGGTAATCTTCATAATTGATATCAGTCAGATTAATTCCCCAATTCTTGGCAGGAACTAAAAGACTATTCATCTTCCTATCCCACGATAGCCAGAATTGTGGTGTGGGGTAGCTGAGCGCGCAAGTTGA